CTCTATTCCCGAATCTAAAGATAGGAGAAATCCTGCAGAGATGAGAGATTTGATGGATTTTACCAATGGAAAGATTAAATTCCAAGGAGATTCTGCAAGGAGTGGTAAGAGCGAAGTTAGCGCTGCAGATTTACGGACTGCTCTACATGGATATGATGTAGAGATGGAAGATTATAAGAGTGCCCGGACATCCCCTAGTGTTCACATGTCAAAATTGAACACAACCCCAATTGAAGAAGATTCCTCAGATGATGAAGAGGAACTTGATGATGATGCTCTGATCAAGACCTTGAAGAAAGATGAAGAGATAGGTATGGTTAAGACCGTTAATGATATTGATAACATCATCCAGAAGAGAGGTTTGAACACTTTAAGTGCTCCCTATATCTCAATGGAAGTGCTGAATGCTTACCTTAGAGATCTTTTCGTTACTGGTCCCTCTGCTATGATTTTGGATTTTAAGTATCGGAAAGCATGGATAGATACATTAGCTCAATGGAAAGTGTTCAGGGAATGGTTGAAACAAGAGGTAGATTTATATGGTACAGAAGTTGATAAGTTTTTACAACGTGCCCCTCATTTCTGGAAGAAAGAGGTTTCTCGTGCTTTTGCTAGGAAAGTAGGTGATCTGAACTTCTCCGATGATTTAGAAGAAGCTCATGATATCCTGTCTAAGACAAAGGCCTTAGTTTCGAGTTTTTATCAGCGCCATCCCATATTTACTATGGTAGGCACAGCTTTGGTAGGGCTATCTACTCTAGCTATGGGTATAGGGCTCATTGTTGCCGTTATGAAACCATCTGATCCAGTTGAGGAACAAGCGTATGATCCATCTGTGAAAGCTAGACATAAGCCAGCCGGAAGATTATACAAAGTGAAACGACCACCTCCTAACATCCATCAACAAGCTGATATTACTTTCAAACATTGGAATGGTAAAATATTTGAAGGATATTTCGAATTTATGGAAGATAAGAAGTATGATTTTATGACACAATCTCGTGCTATATGTAGAAATACTGAAGAGATAGCATGGAAAGTTTTATCTAAGAATACTTACGCCTTCCTAATCGATATGGGTGATGATGCCGATGGAGATCCTTTTGGAACTGCTCCAGGTGATGCTATTATGATAAATGGAGATATATGTATGATACCTTATCACTACGTTTCTCTTTTGAGAAATTGCATGGAGAGAGGAGTTAGATCTGTTCAGCTCACCAGGAATGATGATGATGACAAAGCCAGAATGTTTATTAATCCTGCCCGTGTATTGGGTGGAAAGAGGTTTGGTAATTTGGATTTATTCTTCTTCCGTACTGGTTTGCGAGAGCATAAGAAAATATCCCACCATTTTGTTAGTGAAGCTTATTTATCTGGTTGGAACAGTGGAAATGTCATGCTAGTGAGAATGGAATCAGATCCTTTAGTAGTCAAAATGGAGTTTTCTGATGGAAGATGGGTTGACTCCTTGCAGGTATATGATTCCGATGGTTCCTTGTTGAAAATGGAGCATATGATCGAGTATGATATTCCAACCAAAAGTGGACATTGTGGTTCCCCTTTGTATTTATATGACAAATCAGCAAGTGCGAAGATTCTAGGGATTCATGTAGCTGGTGGCTGCGGAAGAGGTTATACTATTCCAGTGACACAAGAGATGATTAGACAAGTACATGACCTATTTGGCGTAGAAGATGTGCCCGATACTCCTGATGTTGTATTAGAAACTGCAGAGTTACAAGCTGATGTTAGGAAATATGTTGTTGCTGACTATAATAATACAAGGTTGAATGAAGCTATGCAGATTACTCCTAAAGATGACTGCCCGTTCCCTGGGGAGAGTTTTAAGATGATAGGTACTACCAAAATTCCTGCTCCTTTTGCTTCAAAAAGTCAGATTGTTCGTTCTAGACTGTACGGTATGATTAAGGAACCTATTTCCTGTCCTGCACACTTAAGTGTTTACACAAATAGTAAAGGCGAGAAGATAGAACCTTTTTCCGCCAATATTTCTAGATATGGATCCAAGGTAGCTCACTATGATGACACTAATTTTAGGATTGCTGCAGAGATGGAGTTTGCGGATATGCATTATAGAAGACCAAAGTTCAAGCCACGTAATTGGACCTTTGAAGAAGCGTGCGCTGGTATATTTGAACATGATTATGCAGATTCGCTACCTTTGTCAACTTCAGCCGGTTATCCTTACTCCCTTCTTGCGAAGAGTGGAGGTAAGAGAGACTATTTTGGCTCGGACGGTAAATTTGATTTTGATAGACCCCTTGCTATCCAACTTAGAAAGACTGTGATGTGGATGTGGGAGTTTCTCGCTCGTGAAGATGGATGGCGATTGCTCTTGTTGTTTAGTGATCACCTTAAGGACGAGAGATTACCCAAGGAAAAGGCAGACCGAAAGACACGAGTCTTTAATGGTGTCTCATTAGACGGCGCCATATTAGTTAGGATGTGCATGGGTGCTTGGAGTGAAGATCTAGTTGAAAATCATGTGTGGAATGGATCTTGTATTGGTATCAATGTCTATGGTTACAAGTGGGATGCTCTTTACCACGAACTTACTTCTCTTGGACCAGATGTGCTGGCAGGAGATTATTCAGGTTTTGATTCTAGTCAAACTTATCCAATGTTTCAAGCTATTGTAGATAAAATTATAAATCCTTTTTATGATGACGGTGTTGAGAATTTTAGGAGGAGACGTAATCTCATGTATATAATGATGCAATCTTGTCACATTCGTGGCAACGTAGTATATCAGTGGTCAAAGTGTTTATCTTCGGGTAATCCTATGACTGCTCCTTTGAACACTACTGTAAATAAATGTTTAATTAGAGCTTGTTATCTAGATAATCATCCAGAAGGTTTAGATGTAGCGATCAAAACGTACTCGACCAACGTGAAACCAAAGTGCTATGGAGATGATAGCGTCGTCAACGTTAGTCCTAGGGTTAAGTATTGGTTTAACCAAGAAACTTTAACCCAGATGATGAAGAAGTATGGGATGATCTATACAAATGAAGCCAAAGATGGGAGAATTTTTATAACAAGGAATATTTTAGAGGTGCAATTTCTAAAAAGAAATTTTAGATATGAAAAAGAGATTTGTAAGATAGTGGCACCATTAGAACTTAGTGTTATATTGGAGATGCCAAATTGGACTAAAGACTGTTCGGATAAGGAACAGATAGAAAAAGATAACATTCGAGTTGCCTTAGAGGAATTGTGTTATCACCCACAAGAAGTTTATGATGAGTGGGCTCCTAAGTTACTCAGTGCAGCCAAAAAGTATTTAGGTTACATTCCTCCCCTCCAAAGTCGGAAAGCTCTTCTTAAGATGATGTTAGATAGAGCCAATTCTGACGAGTAGATTGGATA